TATCAAAAGTTAATGCATCTTCATAAGTTGTTCTAGCAAGTGATCCTATTGCCCATGTATCTTCAAGAAAGTTATAAACAACTCTTGCATCTACTTGATTTGAAGTAGCTGTTGGATAAAACCAACCAACTTCATTATATAATGAATTATGATATGCATAAACTATATCACTTGCACCATAATTAATACCAGGGTTTTCACCATCACTTCCGTCTGTCGTAAATACCCAATCTTGAACTAAACTTGGAACTTGTTTAACTGTTCCATCAAATGCAAAAAATCCTCCGCCATATCCCATCCACCAACATGCTCCTTGAACATAAGCCATAGAATGTTGACCTAAAGCTCCACAGTTTGTACCAACCTGTCTAACTGAGAATACAAATGGAGGTCCTACAAATTGAATAGTATAAGCTGCAGCATCTGTTAAAACTAAAATATAATCTTTACCTTGAATAGCTCCAATAATAGTATTTCCAGTATCTAATCTAAATGTACCTGCGCTATTTGTAACAGTTGGGTTCCAATCATTATAATCTTCAGTATTAGACCATCTGATATACATTGGATCAAATGTTGTTGAATCTCCAATTGTAGTTTCAGTTCCAAATGAAAATACGTGTCTATCTCTATCTGATACTAATGTTAAAATAGAAGATGTGGGGCAACCTGTCATAATAGTTGCTCTTGTTTGAAGTGGAGTTCCAGCACCAGGATTCCATATAAATGTTGCACCATTTTTAATCGTTGCAATTAAAATTTGTCCAAAATTATCTAACGACCAACTTCCAGCAGAAAGAACAACGGTTGTTACATCTCTTTCAGTTCCCCAAGTTGAATAACTCCATGTTCCAGCACCCCAACCATAAGCACCTGTTTGATTAGCAGGACCAACAATATAATAAGGTGTCATTGTTGCAGAACCAGATGTTGTGCTGTTTCCAGTTGCTGCGGTTGCCATTTTAATAGTAAAAGTAGTAGTTGTTGCGGTAATGACTTCAAATGGATTTGTTGTAAAATCTGAAGCTGAATACCCTGATCCAACTGGAGGAGTTACAGAAGTAAATACAATATATTCACCAAGTGATAATCCATGCCCTGCTTTTGTTACAGTCACTGTTGTAGAAGTATTTATAGTTGTAAAAGTACAACTTGTTTGTTGTCTTGAAGTATCTAAAGGAGTTATATCGTAAAATTTTCCATCAAAATAAATAACTAAAACTTTAGAAGTTCCTAAAGCTGCATATTTTTTACCATCTAATGCATTCCAAGTAAGTTGTGCTCTAACTGGGCCTGCTAAATAATAAGGAGTTAATTCTTGCCATCCACCTATTTTTTCAGGCTGTCCATAACGAAAACGAACATTATTACAATCTATCCATTGCCCTTCGGCTCCGGTAGGTGTTGTTTGTTTATTAATACCTGGTTTTAATTGTATCTTTTGTAAAGGCATAAAGTGGCATTATACCCATCTTTTTGTTAAATACTATGAAAAATTATTATTGTTAAAGAATGGGCAAGATCCTTTTCCTTGCTTATTGTCTTGCTTATTCTCCTGCTTACTTTTACCTAGCTTATAGCCCATAAAGAAAGCAAAAGCTATAAACAATAAAACAAGCAGCGTGTGCCAGATATAAAACATAAAATTATATATATATATATATAGTATTAATATCTTTCAGTCAATCTACTCTCCTTCAACTTGTGAAGTATAAATAGATAAAATATTCATTCATTTATTAATTGATGTTTAAATGTTAGAACCATTCTTAAATGAGGACAATTTTTATCTAAAGACCTTGGCCCATGATATATAAATCCGTCAAATAATATTCCTCTACCTGGTTTTGGTAAAACAGCATGATCAATGTCTTCCCTTTTTTCATTTAAAAAAAGAGTTTCTCCGCCGTATTCAATGTCCCATTTATTATTTAAATAAAACATTACGGTAAATATTTCATTAAAATCATTTGCTTGATCATCTATATGATATTCTCCCGAAATTCCATATGTACTTGCACTTGCGTAAGCTCTTTTTAATTTAAAAATTTTATCTAATCCGTATTTTTTTATAAGAATATTGTTTAATTCTAAAAATTTTTTTTCAACATTATCATTAAAATTTAATGCATAATCCCATTTTTTAGACATCTCTGTTTTATTTTTTCCACTAAATGTCCAAGGCAGTGATAAAAAATATTTGTTTACATTTTCTGCACTATTTTCATCATATAAATTATCTTCTATTTTAAAAAAAGGACCGTGTTCAAAAGTATTTGCTAAATTTAGTATTATTAATTCATTATTTTTTGATTCTATAATTGATTCTCTATTAATGTTTGTGTATTGAAATATTAAATTTTCAGCATGTTCTCCTATTAAGGATTTTATATCTTCTCTAGACACATCTAAATTAGCATTAAAATATTTATTTCCATAAATATTATGGAACATTCCAGCATAACAAAGATCTTCCGATTGTTTCCATTTTTTTAAAATATTATATGTATTAATTAAATGATTATAAAAATTAGATTTTGAATGATTTATTTTATTGCAGTTTTTATTTAAAAGAAAATTAATACAATTATTATATTTATTCATTTTCATTTCTATAACATTTTACATTACCAGATAATATAAATCTAGATTTATCTTTGTTTATTTCAACTCCATGTGGTAAATAACTTGGAAAAAATATAAATAAACCTTTTTCTGGTTTATAACGTATTGGGTTTTCTGATAAAAAATATGGATATAAAGGGGGGTAAAAAATAATATTACCAGAATCTTCAGTACAATCTAAATATAAAACAAAAGAATATAAGTCGGGTTCTAATCCATGGGTGTGTAAATCATGATATTGATTTTCACTGTATTTTTGAACCCACCATTTTAAAACACTAAATTTACTATAATTTAACTCTTTTAAAATTTTAAAAAAATTAATAGACAGTATTTTAAAAATTTCAATTTCTTTAATTCTATCTTTTTCATTTAAATTAAAAAAATTATTACTGTTCATTTTATAATGTGTTAAATCAACAGAGTTTAATATCTCTAATAATTTTTTATCTAAATTTATTTTAGAAGATAAAATTTTATGTTTAAAAATTTCTATTTTTATTTCATTCATTTAATTAATATTTATACAATAATTTATATAAAAGTACTAGTATATTAAAAATTAAATGTTATATTACATAAATGTTTATAGAAGACAGAAATTTATTAAATAAAGAAGAACAAGAATACATAGAAAACATAATTTTAGGAAATGATTTTAACTATCATTTTAATGACGGACAAGTAAAAAACGGACATAGATTTTATTTTTCTCATACTTTAGTATGTAGACATACTCAAAATATAATGTCTCCCCATGCAGATTTTTTTATTAATATTTTAAAAAAATTTTGTAATAAACATAATTTAACTTTAACAAAAATATTTAGAGCAAATATAAATTTAACTACCTACATAGATGATTTTTTATATAAACCAGAAATACATTTAGATCACGAATTTAAACACAATCAACTTATAATATATTTAAATGATTCTAATGGAAATACGCTTATTTTTGATGAAAAAGGAAAAAATGTTGTTTTATCTATAAAACCAGAAAAATATAAAAGTGTTTGTTTTGATTCAGTACCACACACTGCTCTTTCTCCTTTTTCAAAAAGAAGAGTTATATTTGTAACTACTTTTATTTAGCTTCTGTTTTTACAGAAGAATCAGTTTGTAAATTTTTAAGTTTATCGTCAAATTTTAAATTCCATTGCATAACCATATGACCAAGATGATTACTAAAATGTTTAAAAGTTTCATTATCAAAATGAAGCTTTCCTTTTCTTATAAGCAATAACCTTTCTTTAAATGAAAACTCAAGATCGCATGAACCATCTTCTTTTTGAATAAATTTCATATTATTTTTCTTTATTTTCCAAAAATTTACATTTATTTGCATTAAATGCAATAGTTATTTTTAAATTATTATTCATAGTCTTAATTTCCATTCTGACCTATATAATATCTTTTATCAAATTTAAAATCTATGTAGGGTCCATTTTGATCTACATAATGCATAAAAACTTGTGCATGCCAATCTCCTTGAAATTCTTCTCTCCAGTGTTCTAATTCACAACCTAAATAGATAACCGCATCACCTTCTTCAAGTTCAATTAAATTTCCGTCCATAAAAATTGGCCATTTTGTTTTATCCGAACCTATCATTACAGTAACACTTATTTCACAAGAAGGTCTATCTTTATGTTTAGTTAGTTCTGCCAAATAAGTATACATTCTCCAAAATGCATAAGTTGGAAATAATTTTAAATTTGTTTCTTTTTCTATTAGTTCTATTTTATTTATCATTAAAGATTCCATCAAAGGATCTGCATAAAAATAAGTATCTCCATTATTATTTTGTACAAAATCAAAATTATCTTTATTATTTCTATGTCGTATTAAACAGTATTCTTTTAATAAATTTATTTCATTTTTATTTAAAAAATTTTTTATTAATTTATATTTAAAATCTTTTTTTAAAGTGCCCATGCTACTACAGAATATCTCCTTCCTTTAGTCACTGGTTTAACAGTATGCGGATATAAAAAATTACTTGGCCAAATGATCATTCTATTTGGTTTAACGTCTACTTCCCATTCTTCAGAACCATCGGGATTTCTAAAACAAAGATTACCACCTTCATAATCATTATTAAGTAATAATATGCAACTTATTGTTCTTGGTATTTCAGCCGCATGATCTGTATGCCAAGTATAAAAACCAGTGTTTTCATATTTTAATATAGATATGTCATTAATTGCTTTAATTCTAAAATCAATAATATTTAAATCTATATGATATTTCATTATTTGATTTTTAAATGTATTTCCAAGTAAAGAACACCAATGAACATTGGATAAACTATCACTTAGTATGCTATTTAAAGCATATACAAAAGTTCTTCTTGTATTAAAATCTATATTATTTTCTGTTTGATTGTCTGTAATAACACCTGCTTTTTCAAAATCAACTTTATTAGCAAATCTTATTAAATTTGAAATAACTTTTATTGGAAGAACTTCATCATATATTTTTATAAATTTTTTTATTTCCATGATTTTTTACTCCAAAATTTGTTTTTATAAACATTAAATACGTTTAATCCGTATGAAATTTTATCTAATTCTATTTGTTGTTGTGTTTTATTTTTTATTTTCATTTTCCAATTTTCTCTTTTAAAAGGAATTATTTGTACATAAGGGGTTCCTTTTTTTATTATTGTCTCTAAACTTGGATATTTATCTCCGTTTAAAACTATTGGAAAATTAATTTCTACCTTAAAAGTATCTGTATCTACTATACCTGGAAGTATTGAAAATCTATCATCTGAATTATTTAATGGTGGCACAAATAAACAAGAATATCCTTTTGGAGTTTTTATAGTCCAAGGGTTATATATTTTATAAAGCGGTAAATTTTTATTTTTTTCAACTAAAGGACTTTCTCCTAATTGACTTATAACATGAACATCAACTCCAGCATTTAAATTTAAAGATCTTTTCCAGACATCTTGATTTATTATTTGCAAAGCAAAAGATTGAAAAGAATCTAAATTATTATCACTGTTAAGAACATTATGTCTAACATGAAAATCTTGTGGTATTTTTAATATATAACCCGCTGTTAAAGAATCTAAAAATGGCATACATCCTTTTACAGTTGTATTTCCCATTTTATGTTCTAATTTTTTATACCATTCTGGTATATTTAATTTTGCAGGTATTGGATAATCTTGTTCCAATGAAACATAATCTGAATGTGCACTAAATTCTATAATATTTTCAAACATTGCTATATCTTTAATTCTTTCTTTATTAAACCTTTTTAAGGTAATTGTAAAGGATTAAAATATGGCTGTGAGTTATCTTTAAAATACTGCTGAACAGATTTATTTATAGGATATGTTAATGTATTAGATATATTTTTTAATTGATTTAATTGCTGTAAATAATCTTTCCATCTTTGGTATAAAGGATGTGAAGAATTAGAATTTAAAAAATGATCAATAGAACTAGTAAAATTAAAAATATATTGTTTTAAAAAATTTTCGTCTTCAATTTTTGGAATTGGGTCAATATTTATAAAAGTAATTATATCACCATTATATTTAATGGGAAATTTTAACTCAGTTTTAATAGAATCAAAATCAGTCTGTGTGTCTTCTATTACTTTATATAGTTCAGGTAAAATATTTAATTTATTATAATCCGATTGATTTTCAGCAACTCTATAAATTGTTCCTTCTATATTATCTGAGTTTTTTTGAAAAACGTAATAAGCCATAATTATGTTCCTGTATTTTCAAATACAATTAATCCACCCGTTCCACCAGCATTACCAGCATAACCACCAGTATCCCCATTAGAAACACCACCTGTACCTGCTTGAGCAGCATTTGGTGCACCTATCAAAAAACCTCTCATTGGAAAGGCATATGTTACTGCTGGAGATGCTGTTCCATCTGCTCCATTAGGAGTTTTTCCTCCGTTACCAGCAGCTGAACCACCTCCTCCACCATTCATAGTAAATACGTTTGTAATACTTGTAGCTCCACCTGCTCCACCAGATGCATAAGTTGCACCAGGATTTCCAGGTCCACCAGCTGCATAAGCTTTAGAATAAGGTTGTGTGATAGGAAGGTTGTAAAATCCATATACACCGTTTCCACCATCTCCAGCTATATTACCATAATTTGTACCTCTTCCGCCTCCTCCTCCACCTCCACCAGACCATGCATACACCGCTAATCTATTTGCAGTTGGACTAGCTGTAAGAGTTCCTGAACCAGGACCGTTTGCAGCAAGAATAGTTACTCCCATTCCACCTCCACCACTTGTTCCAGATGATGCTGCTGTAATTCTACCTTGAGCGTCAACTGTGATTGATGCTGTTGTATATGATCCTGCTGTAACTGATGTATTTGCTAATTGAGTTGGTCCAACAGCTGCTGATGCAATTTTTACAGATGTAACCGCACCTGTATCTAAGGCAGCAGTTGTAACAGCATTTGCTGAAATGTTATAAGACACTACTGCTGCTGTATTTAATAAACTTGTTGTAATAGCATTAGTTGCAATTTTAGCTGTGGTTACAGCAGCATTTGCTATTTGATTTGATCCAACTGTTCCAGATAAATTAGTATGATCTATTTGATAAACATTTGTACCATCTGAATATGCAAAACAATAATTTCCTTGAGTTAAAGTAATACCTGTTCCTGAAACTGTTTTAAATGTAGTTGTAAAAGAACCTGTCGTGTTATTATATAATAAATAAAATTTTGCTATCCCATCTGGAATAGTTATTGTTTGGTTTCCAGTTATTGTTCCTGTAAAAATAAGTGTCATGTTTCTTGCATTAGAAAGAGCAGCATTAGACATAACCAATGCAGTAGTTTGTGAACCACCTGCAATAGATATAGATTGAACACCGGTAACAGATTGTTGAATTACATTCCAGTTTGTATTTGTTTTATCGCCCCAGGTTCCAGAGTTTTCCCCTGTTACCATCAATTCTATTTTGAGGTCTGTAGAATATGAAGATGCCATAGTTATTTCCTTATTTTATTAATTTTATTAAA